CTTTAGCGTCTTCTCCTCTTGCCTCCAGTTCTTCTGTTAAACCAACCGGTATGGATCCCTTTTCAATTGGCGCAGCAGTCTTGGCTCCCGTCATTGGCGGGATCTTTGGACAAAGTGCAGCAGAAAAACAAGCACAGGCGACAGCTGATGCTGCGGCAGAAGCAAGAGCAGCCACAGAGAAAGCGGCAAAGATTGGGGCTAAAGCTCAGATCGCTGGCCAACTCGGCGGCTTTGGTCTTGACTACCTTACCTCTCGCTATGAAGGTGGTGCTGGTGGTGCGTTGAATCGTATTAACGCTGCTCGTGATTATGTTCAACGAGCAAATATTGAAGCCAATAATCCTTCTGTCGTAGCCTTGCGTTCCGTGGAGCGCTACGAAGATCGGTTGCGTGGTGCCATGCCAGGCTTTACACCACCTTCTGCTTTGTTTGTGTGATTTAAAATAGAACAATATTGAGGTTGACATGGCGGGTACTAACTTTTTTAACTATCTAAATCGAGGATCTTCTGGTGATTCAGAAGTTTCCGATCGTCTCGGCGCAATCGAAGAAGCACTGGGCATCAAAAAAACTTCCCCTCTTGGCAGCGCTCTCAACCCTGAACCAACGAAGGAAAAGAAAAGTGATGGTGGAATAGGAACAAAAAAGTTAACAAAAATTGGCAATATCCCTATTAGGCAAATCCAAAAAACAGAAGAAAACATCAAAAGCAACGCGCCTGATTATGCTCAGTTTTTAGCAGGTCAAATTTCCCGTGGTGAGCGCAGTCCCATAGAAGCCTCTGATTTATATGCGGACTTTGGTCTTTCTTATGGGATTCCTGATGCGTTTAAGACTGCTTCAACGCTCGGTAGCATGACCATGGGAGCAGCTCCAACAGGAGCTGTTGAGCGTTACCGACCTTTTCAGCAATTTGCAGCAAAACAATTAGGTATTAATCTTTCGGAAGAAAATATCAAATCAACAGAGGCAGCAGCACGGGCTCTTGGTAAAACAAGTCCAGAAGCCTTTTCCCAGTTTTTGGGCCAAGCAATGCTTACCTCTCCTGAGTACATTCGTAAAACACCTTTGGCGTTTGCTGCTAATTTGCCTTACGGCGGTCAATATGGTGTTGGTTACTCTTTACCAGATGGCACTCAGACTGGCACCTTTAGGTTTAAACCACCGTCCACTGTCAATTACAGTTGATTCCTAATCTTATACTAGTTATTAATAAGGCAAATAAACATGGCAGGCGCACTTGAGTCTTTTTTTCAAGAACAACGTAAAAGAGGCGTTCAGTTAGCAGGTGCGCCCAAAAAAGAACTAACTAAAGCTATTCAGCAAAAAGGAAAGGCTGGTCAAGGCAAAAAGATTACCGCCCAAGAACTTGCCAAGGGGCGGCAAGCCTACGCAAAAACAGGCGGAGAAGATTACCTGGCAACTATTGGTCGCACCTATAAACCCACCCAACTTTCTAAACAAGTACAAGGCAAACTCCAGAAAGCTGGTTTTGCAAAAGATGAGTCGGGTTATTACACTAAACAAGGAGCGCTTACCGGAAGTGCTTTAGATAAAGCATTGTCCTCTGGGTACGATCCACAAGATGTGCGTTCTTATTTGGCAGGCTCTTTCGCTCAAAATGAATTGGATGACCAAATCGCTAAGTTCTTGGGAGAAGGTGGCCAGTATAAGTTGGATACAGGTACGGGCCGTTGGGCAAAGCAAGAACTTTCCCCTGGTGACAGCCTGACACCTGGTGCAGATGAGGTCACGGGTGGCAAGGGCGTTTTCGGTGGCATCGACCCCAATGCCGCTCCAGGTTCAACGCCTGCGGAGATAGCTTATGCAGCTTCCGTGGACCCTTACAAAATTCAAGCAAAGTCATCGGAACGCCTTGGTCGTTTATCACAGGCAACCGATCTCCTTGGACGTAAAATGGCCTATGGAACTGAATACGATATCTCTAAGATGAATCGTTTACAGGCTCTTCAGCAGGCTCAAATCCAACAAGCAAACTACTTGTATAACTTAATTCCTTCTGCTTTTTGATCTGGTATAATTGTTTTTAGTAAGTGCTATGGATTTTAGTTCTCCTACAGTAAAACCGGAAGCAATTCCTGGCGAATCCTTTGACATTCAAGGGTTTAAAAATCTTTTAAGTACCTTGAAAGAATCAAAGCAAAATCAAGAGAACAAAGCAAAACCTGTATATAGCATCGAGGAATAACAATGGCTAACAAAGGCGGTGGCGGAAACAAGGGTGGTGGAGGCAATAGGGGCGGCGGCGGTGGCTCTTCAGCCCCTGCCCAGTCTTCTGGTGGCGGCGGAAACAAAGGAGGAGGAGGCGGCGGTGGCGGCGGTGGCGGCGGCCAAGGTGGTGGAGGAGGTGGCGGTGGTGGAGGCAAGGCCTCTGCACCAGCTCCCGCACCTAGAGCCGCTGCTCCGGCCCCTACTCCCGCACCTGCTCCTGCGCCAAAACAAGCAGCTGCTGCTGTAGCAGTTGCTCAAAAACAAGTCCAGCAAAAACAACAATCTCAACCACAAAAACAAGTAGACACTAAAAAAGAAGATAAAAAAGATGACAGAGTAGCCGCTCTTACCCAAAAAGCAAAAGACTTAATTAAAGGCGCAACCTCTGAGGGGATTGCTGACCCCGGTAAATTTAAAGATGTACTTGGTAAATTAAAAGATTTAGGCAAAGATAAAAGGGTAGAAACTTTACGTACACAAAAACAAACTGCAGTTTCTACTGCAAAAGTCACCCCTGGACCCACATCTACAACAGGTGACGGCACCAACACTTCGTCGCAAACAACGGGTTTAACACAAGACGATTTAAATGCTGCAATTACAAATGCCCTTGGTAACTTCAAACCCGAAGGATTAACGCAAGACGATTTGGACGCGGCTCTTTCTAGTTTTGCTCAATCGTTCCCAATGAGTCAACCTGAGTCTCAGGCTGTTGACAGCTCTTCCTGGGAGCAAGGTTACCAGCAAGATCTTAGTAACTGGCTTGACCAGTACAAGACCGAGCAGTCTGGACGTGCAGCTGATTACGAATCGATGTTGACAGATGTCGCTTCCCAAGAAGGTCAATTTGATCCAGATTTGTTCCGTGGTCTTCTAGGTGAACTAGAATCATCTAAACGTCGTCAAAAAGAGTGGAATGAGCAATCAGCAAAGGCAGCGTATAAGTACTAGAGACGAAAGCACCCTTGACACAGGCGCTTTTGAGGATTGGTTTATTGAGCAAGCAGAAGACGTTCAAGAGTCTTTTCATGCTTTTGCTGCTGACAACTACTCCTTTATCGAGTGTTTTCTTTACGCCAGATTCCTTGGTTATGTAGGAAATATTCTTGCGTGCGAAGCTTGGGTTAAAAATCATTACCCAAAGCCGGATCATCGGAAGACTCTTCTTATTGAGATTGAAGAGATGCGAGAGGACATTCGCAAGCTTCGTGATGACATTGAAAACTGTGCAGTAAAACGAGATGCAGGTGTTGCGCGTATTGCCTCTATGCAAAAAGAATTACGCGGGACCATCCATCAAGTTGAGCAGTACACTTCCGCTAAGGATCGCAAAGGCTTGCTCATGGCTGGTGCTGATCGCGCTATTCGTGAGTTAATGTTTATTTTCAAAGACGACCCAATAGAAGCACCTTTGCACGAAGCAAGCATGAGTGTGTGGGCTCGTATGCAACTAGAAGAATAACCAGCGTTTAAAATAAAAGAAAACATTTTGTTATGGCCAAAGGTAAAATGCCTCCTCAACTTCTTGAGCACTTCAAGAAGAAAGAAGCGAAAAAAGAAGATGGCACTGAGATGAATGACAAGGAAAAGCGCCGCGCCGCTTTGGATAAGGCTCGTCAATACCAAAACAAAAAGCGTAAGAACAAAGGAGAATAAGTTAGTATTCAGTAATTAGTTGAATACTTCTCGTGCCTTCTTACCTCCATCTGGCTTATCGCAGGAACGCACGCGCTGCTTCTAAAAACTATCAAATTAAGCCAAATAAAAATCTTGAAGACTTAAAAAGAGCGCGAGAAGACTTTGGTTTCTTTTGTGAGTACGTAGCAGATAAACCTCCTGCGCAACATCATAAGGATTGGCATCGGCACTTTGTTACGGAAGAGAATAGCAGTTGCCTTCTACGTATCGCTGGCCCCAATGTAGATCTACTTGCTCCCCGTGGTTCGGCCAAAAGTACGGTTCTTGGCTTACTGACAGCATGGGCTATTGGTATCCACACCCAGGCTAAACGCCCTCTTCAGATTCTTTATCTGTCTTATACGGTTGATATTGCACGTTCCAAGTCTGCAACGATTAAACGAATCATTGAAAGCAAGCGATACCAAGAAGTATTCCCAGAAGTTCGCCTTCTGAAGAACGTCACCAGTAACGAGTACTGGTCAATTGATCACAAGTTTGCTGGTATTGATGTGACCGGTGATGAACAATTTACTCTCTGCGCAGCAGGTCTAAAGGGTTCGGTGACTTCCAAGCGTTCTCACCTTGTCATGATTGATGACGCCATCAAATCTGCAGCGGACATCTCCAACCCTGACATCAGAAAGATGATGCAGGATAACTGGAACGCAGTGATCGCACCGACCATGTTTGAAGGAGGAAGAGCCATTTGCCTTGGTACTCGCTTCAGGCATGATGACATTCATGCCACTACATTCAACGAACAAAACAACTGGACTCAGATTGTTCTTTCCGCAATCACCAATGATCCCAAGACTGGTGACGAGCTTTCATACTGGCCTGACATGTGGTCTTTGGATTACCTAAAGGAAAAGAAACGGCAAGCACCTATTGCTTTTTCGTTCCAGTACATGAATCAAATCATCAGGCAAAACGAGTTGTCGCTTGCGCCTGAACTGATTGTTAAAGCTGAGATTTCAACGGAGTTCGATACGCTTGGCGTTGGGGTTGTCCTTTCCGCTGGCACTAAAGAAAAGAATGATTACACTGTCATGATCCTTGGTGGCCGCATTGGTGATCGCATCCATATTATTGATTACCGCAGGTTGCGCGTCATGGGTAACTTAGAAAAACTAGATGCTCTCAAGGAACTATTGAATGACTGGTCAATTCTTGGTAAAGACGCCAACGACAATTACTTCCCAACATATTCAACGTGCGATATTTGGTCAGAAGCTGTGCAGTACCAGGCATCCTTGGAGGCCGACTTCAAGCGAGTCTGTTTAAACCAAGAAAGCCTCTACAACTTAATTTGGCATCCCGTCAAAGGTTTTCGCGCAGACAAATTGGCCCGCTTCCGTGGAATCATGGGTATGTTTGAAGATCGCAAGATTATTTTTAATCGTTATAGAAACTTCACCAATCTTTTTGAAGAACTAACTAATTTTGGTGTCAGCAGTCACGACGATTGCGTTGACGCTCTCGTCTGGCTTGTCACTGGTTTAGCAAGAAAAGGACAATTGCAAGTTGATTACTGAACTTAGAATTAGAAAAAAGCATTTTGTGTTGTGGGTCCGGAGTACATTGCGATTGGTCTGACGGCCATTATTTCTGCTGTCACAGGCGGAAGTTGGGTTGCCAATCGTCTTCTTGAACGCCAACGCGAACGCATTCAACAAGCGCTTGACTACACCGGATCCCAGAAACGGAGAATTGACATCTTGGAAGATCAAATCAATCGGATGCCAATGGAGTATGTGCTCAAGGTTGACTTCCTAAGAGAAATCAAAGAGATGCATGACAATTTTCGCGAAATCAATAATAAGCTTGATAAGCTAATGGAAAAGATTTTATCCAAATGACCTACGTCGTTGAAGTCCAGGAAGACGAGAACGGAGATCAGTTCATCGTCTTACCAGACGAAGTGATTGAAGATTTGGGTTGGCAGGAGGGAGATATTCTCAATTGGGATGTACGCGGAGAGGGAATTGTCCTTTCCAAGGTCCATGACCCTTCTGGCTATGAAGTTTTAGAAGAGTAGAATATAAAAATTGAAAAGGCTAGAACATGTTTTATAGCGGCGAATCTAACGTACCTGGCGCTCCAGGAAATCTATTTGCAGGCGGCAACTTCATGGGCGGCGCAGGTAGTGTCATCAACCCTGAGGCTCTCAAGCGTGATGCACGACAGCAAAAAATTTATAATAAAGGTGTAAGAACCGATAATCCTAGCGAGAAAGAAATTTTCCTCCAGCGCACAGGGCCTCAGCTTCCTTTTGCTTACCAAGGCGGCACGTCTTCTCCTACGATGGCTTTTGTTGGCAATGCTGCAGGCATGGCTAATGCTGAATTTTTTAGGGGTCCACAATTCGACGAGATAGCTATGGAACCCCCATATACTCCGCGTGAACGAGCAGAAGATCAACTTCTTTTGCGTTCGTTACAGAAAGGCGAGATGGGTTCAGGTCCTTTGATTGATAAAGCCATTAAAGACTTAATTCAACGTACAAGCATGGGTGGGACAGGTCTTCGGGGTGTCTGATGAAAAAGAAAAAGTTAGCCAAAGAAGCTCTTAAGCATCCGGAGTTGTTTACTCCTGCTGAACTGGCTTATTTTGATCGCTGGCTTTGGCAACGAAAACAACACAAGAAAGCTGCTAAGATTGAGTTAAGTAAAAAGGAAAATAGTTAATGTCCGTCGACGCAAAGGCCAGGCTGCGGGAAATCGTCGAATCGTACCTGGATAAAGATTCTGGTACCGTTGTAGACACTGGTGTCGTTGCGTCGCACCTGGCACAAATGAAACTCTTTGGTATTCGCCAAGGGGTTGAGTTTTTTCCTGGTCAAGACAACTTTGGTGCACAACGCAAAGACTTTGTAGATCGAGTCGTTAAATACAATCAGATCGATGTACGCCTGGATTCCATCTGGGATTACTTCTTGTGCGATGGCAAGGGCATTTTTTACATCCGTCCCACAAAGCAAAACTATCGCGTTTATTATTTCCGCGAACACGAGTACCGCAGTTACTACAACGTAGACGGCGAACTAGAAGAGGTGGTGATCATCTACAGCTACAAGGTTCGCAAGGCCGGTAGTTCATACGATGGCATCAACATTGTGAATGCCACTGGTACATCAATTACTGGCGAGCCGGGCTCCAAGCGTTACATTCGTCTTTCGATCAAAGCAAACGAAATTGAAGAAACTCATTCGGATGCAGAATTAAATTTTGACATGCCCTCTGGCATGGCGCCGGGAAAAAACAAAACATTTAAAAACTCACTTGGTTTTATCCCTTGTGTTGAGATCTTCAACAACCCCAAGGGTTTTGCAAAAGAAGGGGTCGGTGAGTTCGATGCATTAGCCAACCACATCGTGACGCATGATGAGTTGGTTCGGACCATGCGGAAGAACGTTCAGTTCTTTGGTAACCCAACGCTGTTGTCGTCTCGTCCAAAGACCGACCTTATTGAGTCTGGTGGAGAGTCGGTTGTTCAGCGTCCATCCATTGCTGCGAACTCCGGCTTTGCTGGTGCTAGCCCCTTAAGCCGTTCAATGTTTAAGGCGGATCCAGTTTCCCGTGGCGTTGACGGTCAGATCCGTGTTCCACGCGTGATTGCAAACCTGGAGCCAAACGACCGTGTTGGCTACATTGTTCCAGACGCAATTACTGGTGATCAAAATAATTTTGCTCGTCAGTACAGGGAAGAAATTCGCACTGCTCTTGGGGGCGTTGATGAGCTTTCCATCTCGGCAGGCGTTACTGCAACGGAATACAAATCACTGTTTGGCCGTGTTTCTGCCACATCCAAGAAAAAGGCAAATGCTATTTACACCTATGGTGTTTGCCGCTGCCTTGAGTTAATTATTTACCAAGAGGAGCAG